TAGCAGCAGAAAATAGTGGAACTACAAAAGCTAGCCAAGTAAGAGCTAGAAAAGCAGCCCAAGCTATTAAAAGAGTAATTACAGATTACAAGAAAGCATCTGTAGCAGAATCTAAATAATTTAATTGGGGAAGCTTTTGGTTTCCCCATTTAATTTTCATATATTATATCCATGGAAAAAATAACAAAAGAATCCCCAATACTTATTGCTAGAAGACAAGCACCAGGTGATCGTTGGAGACTAGTTGCAAATGAACCTGATGGTCCAATCCACAAATCCCTTACTGATACTTTAGAAGCATATATGGTTAAAACCGGATTTAAAGGAGAATATAAATTAGCCCCTTTAAAAAGTGAATTATATGCTATATCAACAACTGAAGAAGAAGTAAAACCAGAACCAGAAAAGAAATATTCAATTTACGGAGAGTTTGGGGAATAGTTATGGTCCTGCTCGACTTTAACAGCAAGTCCGTATATGTATAATCATGAAAGAACATTATGTATACACACATTTAAACCCTAAAACCAAAGACGTATTTTACGTTGGTATTGGTAAAGGTAATCGAGCATATAATAGGTGGAATGGACGCAATAAATTTTGGGATAACTACGTTAACAAACACGGGTTTGAAGTAGAATTAATAGCAGAAGGATTAACTCGAACCCAAGCAGGTAAAATTGAAATCCAATTAATAGCTGAATTAGGGAGAAGACAAATTGATGAAGGTGGAATCTTAGTAAATAGAAGTACTGGTGGGGATGGTGGAAGTGTTGGTTATATCCATACAGAAGCATTTAAACAAAAATTATCATTAGATAGAAAGGGTAAATGTACCCGTAAGGTAAGAAAACTAAGTGAAGAAGCAAAAGCTAAATTAAGTAAGTCTCTAACAGGTAGAGAAGTTACTTGGGGTAAACCTGTTTTACAATATGATAAAAAGGGCAACTTTATTAAAGAATGGGAGACTATAGCTGAAGCTGAAAGAGCTACCAACGCAAGATGTATTTTTGAAGTAGCGAGTGGATACAAAAACCAATTATATAAAAGCTCAGGCGGATATGTTTGGAAATATAAATAATAATTCGTATATTTAGGTTATGAAAAATAATAAAGAAAATTCACTTTTGGTGGAGAAATATCGTCCTACGGAATTAGAAAATTATGTTGGGAATGAGCAAATTAAAAGTAAAATATCTACCTACTTAAACCAGAATGATATACAAAATTTTATATTCTATGGTCCAGCAGGTTGCGGTAAAACTACTTTAGCCAAAATTATAATTGGGAAATTAGATTGTGACCATCTATACATTAATGCTTCAGATGAACGTGGCATTGAAACAATTAGAGATAAAGTACAAGGATTTGCTAGTGTAGCTTCTTTTAAACCACTTAAGGTGGTAATTTTAGATGAAGCTGATTTCCTTACTATACAGGCACAAGCTTCACTTCGTAATATCATCGAAACTTTCTCACGTACAACTCGTTTTATAATGACTTGTAATTTTGTAGAACGTATTATTGATCCTTTACAATCTAGATGTCAAGTACTTAAAATTGTACCTCCATCTAAAAAAGATGTTGCTAAACACTTAGCTGGGATCTTAGATAAAGAATCTATTAAATTTGAGATAAATGACTTAGTACCTCTAGTTAACCAATATTATCCTGACTTACGTAAGTGTATTAATACTATACAGTTATCTACACAAGATAATGTATTAAAACTAGACCAATCATTATTAGTATCATCTAATTATATAGATAAAATAATTTCAGCATTAGCTGAAGGTTCTAAACATAACAAAATAGATTGTTATCAAGACATACGCCAGATCCTCATAAATTCTAATAGTGATGATTTTGAGGAATTATTTAAAGCATTATATGAAAGGGCATCTGAATATGCACCTAATAGAGAGGGTACAATTGCCATTCTAATAAATGAACATCAGTATAAAGCGAATTTTAGAATTGATAAAGAGATAAATGTTTCATCTTTAATTGCCCATATACTTGAATTAAAAATCTAATTAAAAGTCAATTAATAAAAGATGGAAACGTCATATTTATAATAAAAATATGGTAATTTATTTAACGACAAATTTAATTAATGGTAAAAAATATATTGGTAAAGATAGAAATAATATCTCTTCTTATTTAGGAGGTGGGGTTGATATCAAAAAGGCAATTAAAAAATATGGAAGATCTAATTTTAAAAAAGAAATTCTTGAAATTTGTTCCAACATTGAAGAACTAAAGGTAAAAGAAATAGAATATCTAGAGAAATATAATGTTCTTGATAACCCTATATTTTATAATAAAACAAATAAAAGCTATGGTTCAATTTATGGAAGAAAAGGTTTACCTCATACTAAAAAAAC